ATTGGGAAGATTTTCCCTGAAAATGGCTCGGCTAGGCACTATACGGAATGAAAGAAATCGCTCTGGCTGAATTGGGTGAGATTGTCCGAGTTAGGGACGAATCGGCTTACCGAGGTGTGCCAGAACCCAGAATTCACACAAAACTTAATGATTACCCCTCTTATGGTGAGCAAATGATTAAATTCTGCGAGGAAATCGGCTTTACTTTGATGCCTTGGCAACAATGGCTAGCTCACCATACTTTAAAATATAAACCTGATGGCCGATGGGCTCATCCAGTAGTCACCTTGCTCTGCGCTCGGCAACAGGGTAAATCGACCTTTATGGCGTTACAAATCCTATTTAGAATCTATGTATTAAAGGAAAAGCTGCAAGTCCATACTGCTCATAAGCTAACTACTTCAGCGGAGTTATTCTATAAAATCTATGGAATTATTGAACAGAATCCAAGGCTAGCTGCTGAATTTACTAAGAAACTGGAAAGCAAGGGATTTCAAGAGCTTCAATTTACTGAAGGTAGGCGATATATCGTCAGGGCCAATAACTCGGCTGGTAGAGGCATCGCAGCCCCTGAAACGATACACCTAGACGAAGCTAGAGAGTATAAAGATGAAGATGTCTGGTCTGCCTTGCGTTATACGCAAATGGCTTCAGCGAATCCTCAAATATGGGTTTATTCAAACGCTGGAGATCAACACAGCATAGTTCTAAATAAACTTAGGGAAAGAGCAATGGCTGCTATCTTCGGTGGCAATGATGATATTGGTTGGTTTGAATGGTCAGCTCCTATTGGTATTAAATTCGATAACTCACCAGCCTTCTGGCTAGGTGTCTGCCAAGCAAATCCGTCACTTGGCATAACAGTGCATCCAGATAACATTCGCGCCGTATTGTCAGACCCCGAGGATATTGTGCGCACAGAAGTTTTATGTCAATGGGTCGATACCATAAACCCAGTTATCAATCCGTCTCAGTGGGAGAGTTGCAAAGTTGAGGGACTTCGACTCAACCCTGAATCTGATACTTGGTTGGCTATTGATCTAAGCCCTAGTAGAAAAGAAGCGGCGTTAGTTGCTAGCCAGAGACTTGAGGGCGATAAGTTCCAAGTCATATTGCTTCAGACTTGGCATAACCCTGCCAATCTAGACGATAAAGCAATGGCTAATGATGTAGCAGAATGGGTGCGAAAGTATCCAGTTCAGCTGGTTGCCTATTCAGCCAGAACCGCATCGGCAGTAGCTGCGCGATTAGCTCCTGCTGGTATTAGGGTTGAGCCGATAGATGGCCTTGACTATGCACAAAGCTGCGATGAGTTACTGGGAGCAATCTCATCTCAGCGGTTGGCTCACTCGGGACAAGATGAGCTAACAAAGCAATGCCTATCCGCCGTCAAGCTACCCTTTGGAGACGGCGGCTGGGTAATGGGTCGCAAGGTAAGTAATACGACAATTTGCGGAGCAATTGCTTCAGCTTTAGCGACACATTACGCAACCAAGTCTGAAACTGGTGTAGATATTCAAATAGTGTAAGTCCGCTCGCCTACAATGTAAGCAATGGGTGCTATAAGAAATTTTCTATTTCCACAGGTGCAATCAAGTAAGCCAGGAATCGTAACTGATGTCCAAGCTGCTATGACACCAGTCCAAATTGCTGATTCCGTTTATAACATACTTGGCGGTTCAACAAATACAACTCGCGCATTGGCTATGTCCGTTCCATCAGTAGCTCGCGCTAGAAATATTATCTGCTCAACAATTGGCTCATTACCTTTAACAACATTTAATCGCTTAACTGGCGAATATGTAGATCCTCATAGAGTTATCAATCAGCCAGACCCTAGAGTTGCAGGATTCGTAATTTATACTTGGCTCGCTGAAGATATTTGGCTATATGGTGCTGGTTATGGCCAAGTGCTAGAAATGTATGCAGCAACAGATGGCGGTCGAGTCAGAGCTTGGACTCGCGTTAGCCCAGAACGCGTTACAGTCGATACAGATTATTTAAATATAACAATTACTGGATATAAGGTTGATGGCAAGTCCGTCCCAATGCAAGGCGTAGGCTCATTGATTCGATTCGATGGCGGCGATGAAGGATTCTTGCATCGCGCTGGTAAAACTGTGGCTGCGGCAGTTTATCTAGAAAACGCAGCGCTCAATTATGCTAAAGAACCTGCTCCAAGTATGGTCTTAAAATCAAATGGCACTAATTTAACTGCCGAAAGAATTTCATCACTTCTTACTGCTTGGAAATCTGCTCGTCAATCTCGCTCTACTGCATTTCTAAATGCTGATGTAGATTTAAAAGAATTTGGCTTTGATCCTAAATCAATGCAGCTTGCAGAAGGCCGTCAATATGTGGCTTTAGAATTAGCAAGGGCCTGTGGAATACCTGCCTACTTCTTGAGCGCCGAAACGACTTCGATGACTTATTCAAACGCTGTGTCCGAGCGGCGCTCATTAGTAGATTTCTCACTTCGCCCAATACTCAAAGCGATTGAGGAACGCTTATCGTTGCCGGACTTCACACCTAATCCAGTAATGACGCGCTTTGACCTTGATGATTTCTTACGCGGTAACGCGCTAGAGAGAGCGCAAGTTTATGAAATTCTAAACCGCATTGGCGCAATGAGCGTTGAGCAAATTCAACGAGAAGAGGACTTAATACCAAATGAAGGTTAATATTCCAATGGTAGTAACGGCTGCCGATACTATTAAGAGAACCATTACTGGAACTATTGTGACTTGGAATGAGCAAGGCAATACTTCAGTTGGCCCAACAGTATTTTCAGCAGATTCAATTGAAATGAAGCCAGTGAAGCTTCTTCTTGAGCACGACCGCACTCGCCCTATCGGCAAGATGGTCGCGCACAATGTAACAAAGTCTGGAATTGAAGCCACTTTCAAGATTGCCAATACTATGGCTGGAGAAGATGCCTTAGTTGAAGCAACTGAAGGATTACGCGATGGATTTAGCGTAGGCGCTCAAATTAATGAATGGACAAATGTTAAGGGCGTTATGCAGATTACTTCAGCAACTTTGGATGAAGTATCTCTAGTAACTGATCCTGCAATTGATTCTGCTCGCGTTAGCGAAGTAGCAGCATCAGAGAACGAAGCACCAAAAGAAGATTCTGATTTAGCAACCGCTGATTCAGAGAACCCAAACGAAGGAGACCAAGTGTCTGACACTACTGCTCCTGCTCCTGCCGTTGAAGAAGCGGTTGAAGCAGCTAAAGCAAATATGGTTGAGGCAACTCGCCCAGCCTTTTACACAGCCCCTCGCCTTGAATTCACAAAGGCAAAATATCTTGAGAATAGCGTTCGCGCTAAACTCGGTGATGACGCTGCTCGTCAGTATGTTATGGCAGCAGATGACACCACTTCAAATAACGCTGGCTTGATTCCAACTCGTCAGTTAACTGAGGTTATCAATCCTCTATCAAATGCTGATCGTTCAACAATTGATGCAATCTCTCGCGGAGTTCTACCAGATGCTGGTATGAGCTTTGAGATTCCAAAGATTACTGCCGTTCCAACAGTTGAAGATGAAAACGAAGGCGATGCAATTGTTGAGACAGGAATGACCAACAGCTTCCTAACAGTAAATGTTAATAAGTATGCAGGTGGCCAGACCTTCTCCGTTGAACTTCTTGACCGAAGCAATCCAGTATTCTTTGATGAGCTAGTCCGTCAGATGGAATATGCCTATTCACTTGCAACAGATAAATTTGTTGCTGCTCAACTTCTTGCTAATGGTCAATTAGCACCAACAGCTCAAGCAAATAGCGCGACAGGCTTGCTTAACTTCGTTGCTGAAGCAGCTGCTGAAGTTTATGCTGATTCTCTTGGATTTGCTCGTAACTTAATTGTGACACCTGAGCAATGGTCAAAGATTATGAGCTACAACGATTCAGGCCGTCCAATCTACACAGCTTCACAGCCTCAAAACGCAGGTGGAGCAGTAAGCCCACAAAGCCTTCGCGGAAATGTTGCTGGACTTGATCTATATGTATCTCGCGCACTTGGCATCAACCAGAGCGCAGCTCCAACTGGAGATGGAACGATGGTTGTAATTAATCCTGATTCTTACACTTGGTATGAATCAAGCAGATTCCGTCTGCAGACCAATGTTGCACTTAATGGTCAAATTGAAGTTGCTTACTACGGCTACGGCGCACTTGCCGTTAAAGTTGCAAATGGTTCTTGCCACTTCAACTTAACCTGATAAAACCCTAATAGTGACGGCCAGTCCGCTCCCGAGCTGGCCGCTCACCTAACTGCTTGAAAGGATGACGAGATGCCAACAATAGTTACGGCCACAGAGCTTAGGACGATTCTTGGCGTTTCGTCATCCCTGTATAACGATGCTTATCTCAATGACATATGTGATGCAGCTGAAAACTTAGTGCTTCCAATGCTAGTCAGTTATTCAGCCCCAATTGCTAAGGTCGAGCGCTCCGATGATGTAGTTGTATTTACTACTCAAGGAGAGCACCCTTTCAGCGTAGGTCAGTCAGTAGTTATCACTGGCGTAAATAACACCTTCAACGGCACTCACACTATTACCGATATTGGCCCAGACTTTTACTTTGAGTTTCCTAATTTTACTAACCCAGCCAACTTTAATATTGGCAATCTAAACCTAGAATTTACAGTCGCATTAGTCGGCGCAGATGTAATTGAATTTAATGTAATTCCTGCTGGCAAAGCAACCCTTACTGGCGCTTCAACCTATGTTGCTAATCCCAATGTAGAGGCAGCAGTTTTAACTATCTCAGTAGAAATCTTCCAAGCAAGAACCGCAGCTGGCGGATCAATTGAAGGCGTAGATTTTGCAGTTACCCCTTACCGCCTATCCAAGAATTTACTTGCCAAGGTAACTGGCCTACTTGGGCCTTATCTTGATGTGGAAACAATGGTTGGCTAATGCCTATCTCAACAGATGTTCGGGGAGCAATCAAAACGGCTCTGGCTGCTTGCGCCGCTAATATTTACGACTCAGTTCCAGAATCTCCCATCGTTCCAGCAATAGTAATTATTCCAGATTCTCCGTATATGGAATTAGAAGTCTTGGGTAAAGTCACAACTAGAGTTAAATTAAATTACACCATCACCGCTTGCGTTGCGTATTTCAGCAACGCCGCTGCTCTAGATAACTTAGAGCAATTAGTTATGAGTATTCTTGGAAAGTTAAACGCTTCCAAGTATGAGTTATCAATAGTCGAAAGACCTTCGGTAACCGAAGTAGGAACTACTACCCTGTTAGTTTCAGATATACGCTTGAGCGTCCGCTACGAGCAAACCGCATAGGAGACCTAAATGCCAACAACAGTAATAACTGGGCGCGATGTTAGTTTTACCATTGGTGGTAACAACTTCGATGCTCAAACTACTTCTGCAGTTTTAAGCTGCGAAACAATTATCGAGACTTATCAAACCCTTGATGGTCGCGCTTATAAGTCCGTAGATAAGCAATGGACTTTTACACTTGAACTATTGCAGGATTGGGGAGCGACTGGCTCTCTATTTGAAATTATTTGGGGCGTAGCAGAATCAGCGCCTAATACTGCAATCTCAACAGTATTTACAGCCGCATCTGGCGCAACTTTTACATTCCAAGTTCTGCCAATATTTCCAACAGCAGGAGGCGCAGCACCAGGAGCGCTAACTGACACTTGGACAATGACAGTAATTGGACAACCAGCAGAAAGCTTTACCTAATAGATCGGAGCATCGGGAGCTATGAAAATTTCAATCACAATTAAATACAGCTCAGGCGAATCAGCTACTTACCAAGCTGGCTTGCCAGAATGGGCTAAGTGGGAACGCAAAACTGGTAAGTCGATTTATTCGATGCAGGATATAACGGCTTACCAACAAGCGGACTTCTTAGACCTTGCCTACTTTGCGTATAAGCGCGAAGCAGCAGGGAAGCCAACCAAGTCCCAAGAGATTTGGGAGCTGACAGTTGAGGAAATGACGATTGGAGATGAAAGCCCAAAAGTTACGAGCCCGGAAGCATCAACCGACTAATCATCGAGATTGCTATCGCAACTGGGATTCCGATGCCTTACTGGACAGATATCGACCAAGTAATGACGGCCATAGATATATTAAAGGAGCGTAGCGGTGGCAGATGAGTTACCAATCAGCTATGACAAGCGCGAGCTCCGCTCAATCATTTCCGCATTTAAAGCGATGGATGATGAAGCCGTTAGCCAAGCTAAACGGGAATCTAGCGCGCTGGCTACTTACGCAGCAAATGAAATCAAAGCCTATGGGCTCTCAAGGACTTTTGGTCAAGAAGCAGTTAGAAGAATTACAAGTGGCGTTAAAGTCTCGGCCAGTTCCAAAATCGGAGAGCTCTCTTACGGCTTTGCAAGTCAGCGCTTTTCTGGTGGCGGTAGCACACAAAAACTCTGGGCGGGTTATGAATTTGGAAGTAATCGCTTGCGTCAGTTCCCCAGAAGAACACCAAGCAAAGGTCGCGG